CGACACCGCAGAACGTACTCAACGGCCCGCCGGCGTTCGGCGTCGGAAACACGTCGGTGCTGGTCGGCGTCAAGGGCGGGCTGGTCGATCGCGACTACGCCATCAAGGTGGTCGTCGGGACGAGCAATCCGGCCAAGGTGCTGGCGCTGGTGGCGCACTTGCCGATTCGTGAGGAGGCGTGAGCGATGGGGATGTTCAGCTTCCTCTTGCGCTGGATGGCGTCATCGGAGGACCGCTCGCCGTGGGGCGACTTCTGGTTCGAACCGGTGACAGTGCGCACCGCGAGCGGCATCCGGGTGTCAGCGGACAACGCGCTGCGCTTGGCGGCGGTGTATGCCAGCGTGCGCATCCTGGCCGAGACGATGGCGGCCTTGCCCTTCGTGCTCTACCGGCAACGGGCGGACGGTGGCAAGGACCGGGTGACGGATCACTGGCTGTACCGCCTGCTGGCGAAGCGGCCGAACCGGTACCAGAACCCGTATGAGTGGCGCGAGATGCTGCAGGGGCATCTGGCACTGCGGGGCAACGCCTACAACCGGATCGTGGCCAACGGTCGGGGCGAGATCACCGAACTGATGCCGATCCACCCGGACCGGATCCGGATGGAACTCACCCCTACCGGTGACTACCGCTACCGGGTGACCGACCGGCTCGGCGTGGAAACGATCGTGCCGCGTGGGGAGATCTGGCATCTGCGCGGGCTCTCGTCGGATGGTCTGATGGGCATGAGCCCGATCGATCTGGCAAGAGAGAGTTTGGGCATGGCACTGGCGGCGCAGGATTACGGCGCGCGCTTCTTCGCCAACGACGCCAAGCCGACCGGCGGCTGGATCGAGTTTCCGGGTTCGTTCAGGGACAGCGAGGCGAAGAAGGTGTTTCGCGAGTCGTACCAGGCAGCGCAATCCGGAGAGAACCGCGGCAAGGTGCTGGTGCTGGAGAACGGCATGAAGTTCCACGAGGTCGGGGTGACCAATCGGGACGCGCAGTTCCTCGAACTGCGCAAATTCCAGATCACCGACATCGCGCGGCTCTTTCGGGTGCCGCCGCACATGATCGCCGATCTCGACCGCGCGACCTTCTCGAACATCGAGCAGCAGAGCCTGGAATTCGTGATGCACACGATGACGCCGTGGGCCGAGCGGTGGGAGGCGAGCATCGAGGCCGAGTTGCTGTTCGATGGCGACGACCTGGAAGTCGAGTTCGATTTTGCGAATCTGATGCGCGGGGATGCGGCGAGCCGCTCGTCGTACTACCAGAGCGGGATCCAGAACGGCTGGCTGACGAGGAATGAAGCGCGGATCGCCGAGAACCTCAATCCGCTCGATGGTCTGGATGAGCCGCTGCGGCCGTTGAACCTGGTCGAAGAACGCGGGGCCGACGATCGGGTGGGTGGTGGCGGTGAACAGAAAAGGCTGCCAGCGCAGGAAGACGCGGAACCGATGGACGAATGACGGATGGGGATGACACCATGCACCACCACTTGCTGATCGCCGAGTTCCTGGCGACGCCCTGGGCGCTGATGCCTGAACGTCTGAATGCGGTGGCCGCCGTCCTGGCGCGCTGGTCGCAGGATGTCCCGGCTGGCGAGGATGTGCTTGCATCGGTTGCTACCGACCGCGCGGTGCGCGAGGCGCGAAGGCAGGCGGCGACGGCGGTTTCCAGTGGAGGGATCGCGGTGCTGCCGCTGTACGGGGTGGTAACGCAGCGCGGCAATATGGTCGATGAGGTCTCGGGGCCGGGGTGCGTCAGCACCCAGCAGTTTGCCGCCGCCCTGCGCCAGGCGCTGGCCGATGACACGGTCAGCCAGATCCTGATCGACATCGACAGTCCGGGCGGCAGCGTCTATGGCGTCTCCGAGCTGGCCGACGAGATTGCCAGCGCGCGGGCGAAGAAGCCGGTGGTGGCTATTGCCAACAGTCTGGCGGCGTCAGCCGCGTACTGGATCGGCTGCTCGGCCTCCGAGTTCTACGTCACGCCGGGTGGCGAAGTGGGCAGCATCGGCGTCTGGCAGGCGCATTTCGACTACTCGCAGGCGTTTGCCGCCGAGGGGATCACGCCGACGCTGATCTCGGCCGGGAAGTACAAGGTCGAGGGCAATCCGTATGCGCCGCTTGATGAGGAGGCGCAGGGCTTCATGCAGTCGCGGGTGGACGACTACTACGCCAGCTTCACCAAGGCGGTGGCGCGCGGGCGTGGCGTGCCGATTGCCCAGGTCCGCGAGGGGATGGGCCAGGGTCGGGTGATCGGTGCCGAGGCAGCGCAGTCGGAGGGGATGGTCGATGGGGTGGCCACGTTCGATGACGTGGTCAGGAAGATGCGGCGGGATGCGAAGGATAGCGCCAGACCAAAGGCAAGCCGACTGGCGCAGGCGAGGAATGTGCTGGCGATTCTGTGATGCGGAGACGGGGGTAGCGACGCGTGATGGACGAGGCAAATTACAGAAGTGTATATTGCCGAGTCGTGACACTAAAGATGACCCGCGTGGAACAAGCTGCCGAAACAGTTGCGATCTATTGGGATTTCGAGAATCTTCATGCCAGCCTGGTCGATCAGGAGCACGGGAGTGGCACCTACGAGGCCACCCGATTCCGACCGCAGGAGGAGGTTGTCCACATCTCGACCATCATCGAGTTCGCGCTGTCGGTGGGGCCAATCGCCATTAACAGAGCCTTTGCCAATTGGGTGTCGTTCAACCGCTACAAGACACAACTTCTCGAATCGGCCATTGAGCTCATACAGGTGTTCCCGCCCGGCGCGAACGCCAAGAACGGCGCAGATATAAAGCTGTGCCTTGATGTCATGGACGACATGGTGCGCTTCCCACACATCTCCACGATCATTGTCGTAGGTGGTGACAGCGACTACATGCCTTTGTCATACAAAGCAAAGGCGGCTGGACGTACCCTTATCGGGATTGGCAGCGAACGGTCGACCAATCGACACTGGGCAAGAAGCTGCCATGAATTCAAGTTCTATGAGGCGCTGCTGGGTCCAACGCGAGCGCCCGCGGCATTTCGCGAGGCACCGGCGCAACCGACTACTCCTGATCCCTGCTCCGCAGCCCAGGATCACCCGGAGTTGTCAACCGGATCGAACGGTTCTCTGTCACAGAAAGATGAGGAAGAACTCTGCGAACTACTGCTTGTGGCGGTAAGCCCCGCCGCGCGCCAACAAGCAGCCCGTGATCTGGTCATCAAGGCAATCACAAGGCTGTCCCAAACGCGCGGTGAAACATGGATCCAAAAAGCCCGCTTGCGACCGTTCATCCAGCGCATGGACCCCACATTCAATGAGTTGAGCTACGGGTTCCGCAGCTTCATCGAAATGCTGGCGTCAATGCACGACGTCGTTGAGTCGCGCAAGGGTAAGTTTGACCACGAACTTCGGTTGCGCAGCGCCGACAACCTTGGCGAAAAGTGACCTTCAGTCTGCGTTGATGCGGGTGCTCCAAGAGCTGAACACCTCACCTGACGTGACGCGCCGCTTCCTTCACCTATTTGGCGGGGAACGCCAGCGAGAACTGCTGATCTGTATTCTGGCGAGGATCCTCTGATCCTATCGCCGCCCTAAGACCACCCACCAGTCGTCACCCACCCAGCCGCCTCCGCGCGGCTTCTTTGTGCCCCTCGAACCCGCCTCGTGCGGGTTCTTGCTTTTGGAGAACCACATGAGTAAGCAACTGCGCGAGCTTCAGGCTCGCAAGACCACCCTCGTCAAGGAAGCCCGCGCGCTGACCGACCGTGCCGCTTCGGAGAACCGCGACCTGACCGACGAGGAAGTGAGCGCCTTCGATGCTCTGCGCACGCGCATTGACGCCGCATCCGCTTCGATCGACCGCGAAGCGGCGCTCATCGCCGACGAGGCCCGCATCGGCATCCAGAGCGCCATCGGTCCGATCGTCACCGACAACCGCGAAGCCGATCCCCGGCGCGGTTTCGGTTCACTCGGCGAATTCATGCAGGCGGTCTATCAGGCCGACAAGCCCGGCCAGTCGATCGATTCGCGCTTGCTGCTCGGCGGCATCGGCGCCGCGGCTCCGAGCAACTTCAGCAACGAAGCCGCCGGCCAGGACGGTGGTTTCCTCGTGCCGCCGCAGTTTTCCCAAGAGATCTTCAAGCTCTCGCTCGGCGAGGATTCGCTCCTGCCGCTCACCGACAACGTCGAGATCAGCGGCAACAGCATGGCGTTTCCGAAGGACGAGACCACGCCCTGGGGTACCAACGGCATCCGCGCCTACTGGCAGGGCGAGGCGGCCACGGCGATCCCGACGAAGCCGGTGCTCGGTCTGGCCACGCTGCGCCTGAAGAAACTGATGGCGCTGGTGCCGACCACCGACGAACTGCTCGACGACGCCAACGCGCTGACCTCGTACCTGCCCGAGAAGGTCGCGCTGTCGATTCGCTGGAAGACGAACGAATCGATCCTCTTCGGCGCCGGCAACGGCATCCCGGTCGGCTGCATGAACAGCGCGGCCATCGTCACGGTGGTCAAGGAATCCGGCCAGGTGACGCAGACGCTGGTGACGCAGAACCTCGCCAAGATGATCGCGCGCTTGCCGCCCGGTTCCTTCACCAACGCGGTGTGGATCATCAACAACGACGTCCTGCCCGCGCTCTTCACCCTGACGCTCGGCAACTACCCGATCTACCTGCCAATCGGCCAGTCGGTCGGCGGCATCCAGCTCTCGCCCTACGGCACGCTGCTCGGTCGCCCGGTGTTCGTTTCCCAACACGCCAACCCCTTCTCGTCGCAAGGCGACGTACTGCTGGTCGATCTGTCGTACTACCAGACGATCACCAAGGCCGGCGGCATGCAGACCGCGACCTCGATGCACCTCTACTTCGACGCCGACCTTACGGCGTTTCGCACCACCTTCCGGATGGACGGCCAGTCGAAGATCGTCAATCCGATCACCCCGGCCAAGGGCAGCAACACGCTCTCGCCGTACATCCAACTCGGCGCGCGCTAAGCCACCGGCGGGGCCGAAGGGCTCCGCATCCTTTCCAGTTTGCAGGAGATTTCCATGTACCCCAATGCCAAGGGCAGTGAAGAACTGTCGATTCTCGCCACCTTCGATCCGATCAGCCAAGCCGCCGCCACCGTCACGACCGGCTGGGTATCGGTCGCCAACTTCCATGCCTTCCTCGCCGTCATTCAAACCGGCGTGATGGGCGCCTCGGCCACACTCGACGCCAAGGTCCAGCAGGCGCAGGACGCCATCGGCACCGGTGCGAAGGACGTGACCGGCAAGTCGATCACGCAGATCGTCAAGGCCACCGGCGACAACAAGCAGGCCCTGATCAACTTCAAGCCCGAAGACCTCGACAACGCCAACAACTTCGGCTTCGTGCGCCTGTCGCTGACCGTGGGAACTGCCGCCAGCCTCATTACCGCGACGCTGTTCGGCGTCAATCCGCGC